TTAATACTTGGCACAAAGCTACTAATGTAGGTGAAAATGCTTGTAAAGTAATTGAAGTTTGGATGGGTGATACACTATCTGAAGAAGATATTGAAAGAAGATAATCACGTTTCTTTATAAATAACAATGAAATGTCTTTAATCCCAAAAAAACAAGGAGAAAGCGAATGGCTTTTCAATTATCTACTGCGGTAAGAAACGCTACATTGGCCGCTATTGAGACTACTGTGGGAACATCACCCATTCTAACTATCTCAACGAACAACCCACCTACAGACTGTGCCACAGCAAACACAGGCACAGTTCTAGCTTCAATGACTCTACCTTCTGACTTTATGCAGGCTCCAGCGGGTGGTGTGGTGCAACTCTCAGGCACGTGGCAGGATCTTTCTGCAGATGCAAGTGGTACAGCAGGGCACTTCAGAGTTTTTGACAGCACAGGCACTACGTGTCACATGCAGGGTACTATCACAGCTACTTCAGGCGGCGGTGACATGGAGCTTGACAACACAAACATCGCAATCGGGCAGCAGATCCAAATTACAGCGTTTACGATTACAGCCGGCGGAGCATAATACAAAATGGTAAAGTTGGTCAACCGAGCAAAGGAGACCACCTCTACCACCGGCACAGGTACTCTTACATTAGACGGAGCTGCCGGTTCGTATCAAAGTTTCGCTGCCGCAGGTGTTACGAACGGCGACACTATTAGTTACGTAATTGAGGATGGCAACGATTGGGAAATTGGTTCCGGCGTCTATTCGGATGTGGGTTCCATCACACTTACGCGCGTCGTAACAGAAAGCTCTGACGGCGGTACTGCTCTTAATCTTACAGGTAATGCACAAGTATTTGCTACAATTTTAGCAGGTAATATCTTGCAACCTGAAGATGATATTGCATGGACAGGTGAGCAAACTTGGACAGCAACAAATACTAGCTGGGTTAAAATCGATGGATCCACTGGGTGGATGACCATAGATGAAAATAACCGTTTGCAATTTGGTGCTAATACATCAATACCTGACGCTCATATGTTTACAACTGGTTCTGGTTTTGGAATCCTTACCAATAATGGAGATATGAATCTTAACCAGACTGGTAGTTTTTCTGCAGGTACGCATGGCGATGTCAATATTAGAGCTAGAAACTCAGCAGATAATGGATTAGCAACTTACTTTAAAGCTGAAGGTGCTTCAGGTTCTGCTAAAATTATGTATGATGGATCTGAGGTAATTTCTACAGTAAGTGGTGGTATTACTCTTACAGGTACACTTAACTCTCATACTATTCCAGCTGGTTCTGGAACATTTGCTCTTTTAAGTGACATTAATTATCCTCCAGAAACAAACGATCTTTCATCTGTAGTAACATGGGACATAGTTCCTGATGCTTACGTATCTAATACGAGTGTTACACAGCACCAAACTGATCTTAGAATTACTGAGAGTCAGATTACAGATCTTGGAAACTATGCATCAGCAGCTCAAGGTACTAGTGCTGATACAGCATTTAGCTGGGGCGATCACGGTGTTGAAGGTTATTCAACAATCACATATGTAAACACTAAGACCGCAAACTCAGCCAATTGGGACACTGCATACAGCTGGGGTAATCATGCTTCACAAGGATATGCTACAACGACTGCTCTAAACGCTGCTGTTACGAATTCATCAAACTGGGATGCAGCTTATAGTTGGGGAGATCATGGTGTTGAAGGATACGCAACAACTTCATATGTAGATACAGCAGTAGCGGGTGTAGTCGATTCAGCACCAGCAGCGCTTAATACTCTTAATGAGTTGGCTGCTGCTTTAGGTGACGATGCAAACTTTGCAACTACGACTGCAACTAATATTGGCACAAAACTTGCTAAAGCTTCAAACCTATCAGATCTAACTAATGCTGCGACAGCAAGAACTAACTTAGGTTTAGGAACTGCTGCAACTACCGCATCTACAGATTATGCAACATCTGCCCAAGGCACTAAGGCAGACACGGCACATGGCTGGGGCGATCATGCGCTGGTTGGTTACTTAACAAGCCAAACATCTCACGCCGACGTAGTTGTTGACGGCGACTTTGGTTCTCAAGGACTTATGAAAAGAGGAGCTTCGGCTGGTTCCTACTCTATTGTTACCGATAATAGTGCTAACTGGAATACTGCATATAGCTGGGGAGACCATGCATCTGCGGGTTATCTCACGAGCTATACAAACAACTATGCGTCAAGTCTATCATTTAATACTACAAACGGAATATTAACTGTTAATAGATCTGGCTTAACAGCTTTAACTGTGGATTTAGATGGTCGTTATCTTACATCCCAAACTTCACACGCTGATGTAGTTGTTGATGGTGATTTTACATCGCAAGGTCTTATGAAACGAGGCGCAACTGCAGGTTCTTACTCTATTGTTACGGACAATAGCGCAAACTGGAACACGGCATATGGCTGGGGAGACCATTCGGCTGCTGGATATCTAACGTCACAAACATCTCATGCTGATGTTCTTGTAGACGGTGATTTTTCTACTGCGGGTCTTATGACCACTAATGGTTCAGGAACCTATAGTATTACGACCAACAACAGTTCTAACTGGAATACAGCATATGGCTGGGGAGATCACTCTACAGCAGGTTATCTAACGTCTGAATCATTTACAAGTCTTGTACAAGATACAACACCACAACTTGGTGGTGATTTAGATTCAAATAACAAGCATATCCGCATGGGAGACTATGATTATATCTATTTTGGCGCTGATAGCGACATGGAAATCGCGCACGAGTCAAACTACGGCGGAGCCAACTTTATTAGATCGCTCAATGAAACATTATATCTTCAAGCTCAAGATTTTTATATTCAAAATGCATCTAGTCAAGAAATAATTAGAGCAAACTCTACAGGTCAAGCTATAATTAGCTATGCAGGTAGCTGGAGATTAAGAACTAATAGTAGTGGAACGAATGTTGATGCTAATCTAGATTTTGGTGCTAACGTAGATGCTAACTTCAGTGATTCATCTTCTATTAATGTGGGAGCCGGCGGCCTTGTTAATATTCTTGGAACAAACACTCAATGTCCTGATTTAGAGATTCAACATTTAAATAGCAATGGCTATGTTAGAAGTTGGCACGGAGATCTTGTATTGTGGGCAGCAGGAGTTGGAGCTTCTCATGATGTAAGAATCTTAGGATCTAAATCTGATAATTCATATGGTGGCACAGAATATTTCAAAGCTGATGGATCTACTGGTGAGGCTCAGCTTTTCCATTACGGAACGCAAAGATTTGCTACAAAATCTTCAGGCGTTGAACTCAAAACTAGTACTGGCTCTGCCGGCAATGTTAGATTAACAAATGGCACTGATACACTCCAAATTAATACGGATGTGGCCGGGTATCAAGTGATCTCGTCAACTGGTGAGATGCAGGTTAGCATGGGTGACTGGACTATAACGTCTTCTGGTACTGAGCTTATATTCGCTCACAGTGGTTCTAATAAAATGAAAATAGATTCCAACGGTAATCTAACAGTGACAGGTAACGTGACCGGTTATGGAACAGTCTAATGGCTCTACAAGCATCAGGTGCAATTTCTATCAATGACCTGCACATAGAAGCTGGAGGTACCAGTGGAACGTTGTGTACACTTAATGATGAAGATATTAGAGGTCTGATAGATAAAGCTTCTGGCGCTGCATCTAGTTTCAACCAGTTTTATGGTGCATCTGCTGGCTTCACTGTTTCTACAAACACTCAAGAGATGGATCTTGCAACTTATGCTACTGCGCAAGGCTGGGATGGAACTTCTGCCGTAACCTTAAATATATCTTCTGGAGTTTATGTTTGGTCTAATGATATTAATGGCGCAGGATTGACTATTTCTGGATCCTTCCCAAACGGTGTTATTATTAATAATGAAGGCTATATTATAGGTAAAGGTGGTGCCGGCGGTGGTGCCGGTAATGGCGGCAACGGTGGTGCTGCGATTTCGATTTCTACGTCTGATTCTGTTACTATTAATAATTTATCAGGTGCCTTCATCGCAGGTGGCGGTGGTGGCGGAGCAAGCTCTAGTGCGGCCTATGGATGGAGAGCAGGTGGCGGCGGTGGTGCAGGTGGCGGATCTGGAGGACCTTCTGGTAATGCTGGTGGATCAGTTGGAAATGTAGGAACAGATGGTCCTAACGGCACTAGAGGTACGGAGGGCGGTCACGGCGGTGGCGCAGGTGGTGGTTCTGGAGTAACATTCTGGGATGAAGGCACGAGCTTTAATGGTGGCGGGGGCGCAGGCGGACGTATTTTGCCAGGCACTGGAGGTACTGGTGGTTTCTTAAGCAATTCTGGATCTGGCTCAAGTAATAATATTTCTGGCGCTGCAGGCGGTTCTGCAGGAAATCCAGGCGCTACCGGCGGATCAGATTCTCGTAGTTCTACTACAGCAGCAGGATCTGGTGGCGGCTGGGGTGCAGCTGGAGGAAACGGCGGTGGTGGTGTTGGTGGCACCGGTGGTGCTGCTGTCCTACGAACTGGAGGTGCAACTTTTACTCAAGGAATATGGACAGGAACAGTTTATGGAAGCGTCTAAGAGGTAAAAACAGATGTTAGGATTTATTCCTCCAGCGGCAGCACCTTCAGCTCAGGATCAACCTGGCATCGAAGCTTCTTTAGAAAAAACGCTGGCATTTACATTAGAATCTGAAGGTCTCAAAGAAATTTGGGGGCAGATGAATGCTACCCTCTCGTTCGAGACAACTCAGCCTACCGCTGGTGAAGTAGATATTGTAGGTACTGTTACTTATCCTGAAGGTGAGGTTGGGTTCTCATTAAGTGCTGAAGGCGATGTAAAGATTATAGCAGAATCATTCGGCGCAGTTGTATATCCAATCACACCTACTTTACAATCATCAGCAATCAATATCATAGATGGCCAGCTTAATAGCAATTTAAGCTTTGACCTTTATGCGGAATCTAAGAAACGTGTTGGTAATTTTGCAGGCACAGTAGACTACACAGCCAACTCTATCGGCCAGGTAATTATTGCTGGTGTTGCTAATAATCTTCTTAGTTTCTCTTCAGATGATACTGAAGGCGATGTTATTGTCGAAGCCGAAGCAGTCCCAGCAGGAATCATTACATTTGGAGTTGCCGCATCGGCAGGAGTTCTTGTTAGCGCAATATCTCAATCGATCCCATCTCCAAATTCTGTCACTACTGAATTTACAGCATCTTCTACAGGTGAAGTTGTTGTTAAAGGTGTTGGTGATGTAACATTTAACGTTACTACAAATAATAATACTGAAGGTGATGTTCTAGTAAGCGATACGGGAGCTGGAGCTTCTGTTGGATTTACTCTTAACGGTGAAGGCGATGTAATCGTTACGGGGGCTGCAGCAGGTACATTTAATATTACAAATGAATTCGCGGGCAGACATGTTTATCCTCAGTTCCCTGAAGCTAATAGTGCAATATCATTTACAGTAGCTTCAACCGGTCTACTATCAAACCGTGGTAGATTAAATCTTTCATACTCATTTGATTTCTCAGGTAGACTTGCCCAGTTTAGTGATGGCGAAGGAGCCGGTACTATTGGATTTACCTTTAAAAGTAAAGGTGTTAATGTTACAGAACACGTATACAGTAGAGATGGTGTAAACGGATTGTCGTTTATTGGAAACGGATACAACGGTGTTATCATAAACCAACCTGATAACGGTGTTAAATTGTTAGCCAATGGCACTACTGATGTAAAACTACTACGTTAGTAGTTTAATAAATAAAAGTAAAATACTCGGAGAAAAGCGCAATGGCGGCTACTTTTTATATAAAGCAGAATGATACGGCACCATCGATTGAAGCTGTCCTAACCGACTCAAACGGTAGAGCTAGATCACTGGCAACAGCATCTGCAGTTAGATTTCACATGAAAAAAGAAAACGGCACTGCTGTGATATCATCAGGAGCCGGCTCTATCGTGAACGCTTCAAAAGGAATTGTAAAGTATGAATGGCAGTCCGGTGATACAGCAAATGTTGGTTCACATACTGCAGAGTTTGAAATTGAGTATTCAAACGGGCAGATCGAAACATTTCCCAACTCAAGCTATATCAAGATAATTGTTAAAGGCGAGTTGGCGTAAGGGGATTAAATATGGCACAGCCAACATCAAGAGAAGAATTCACAGAATATGTCCTAAGAAAAATTGGTGCGCCGGTCATCCAAATTAACGTGTCTGATGAACAGGTAGAAGATAGAATCGACGAGGCTATTTCTTTTTGGAGAGATTACCATTACAATGGAAGCCAATTAGTTTATCTTAAGCACCAGATTACTCAAGAAGACAAAGACAACGGATATGTTACACTACCTCAGAAATTGCTAGGGATTCAGAAAGTATTTGATCTTGGATCATCTATTTCTTCTGGCACAGGCATGTTTAATGTTAATTATCAGTTTGTGCTTAATAACGTAAAAGACATCACTGGATACGACGTTTCATCGTATTACATGACTATGTCTCATATTGAATTTATGGCTGAGATTCTAGTAGGTAGACCTCTTATTAGATATAATAAACACGTAAACAGATTGTATATTGATGCGGACGAAAGCAGAACTGCTGTAGGAAACTATATCATTATCGAAGCTTACGACGTAATAGATGAAGATTTCTATGAAGAAGTCTGGTCAGATCGTTGGCTACAAAACTATTCTGCTGTTCTTGTAAGAGAGCAATGGGGTTTGAATCTTACTAAATTTAATAACATGCAACTTGTTGGTGGTGTTTCATTTAATGGAGAGCAAATTCTAGCGGAGGCACGAGAAGAAAGAAGAGCGATGGAAGAAGATGCTATTTCCTCGCTTCAACCACTAACGTACAATTTTATTGGATAAATCATGGCCACCAATGTTTTCTTCAGAAACTACGATAACTTCAACGAACAGAACTTAATCGACGATCTGGTGATCGAATCGATTCAGATCTATGGTCTTGATGTTATCTATGTTACGAGATCTATCCAAGGTGAGGATAGTATCTTTAATGAAGACGATATGCCGCTGTATGATGAAACATTTAACTTTGAAGCTTATGTTAAAAATGTTGATGGATTTGAAGGCGAAGGAGACTTCCTATCTAAGTTTGGTCTTGAGATTAGAGATTCTGTCACCTTTACTGTTGCAATTCGCACATTTGAAAGATTTGTTACTAAAGAAGATCAAAATAAAGTACGACCTCTTGAAGGTGATATCATATTCTTCCCACTTAATCAGAAGATGTATGAGATCAAATATGTTGAGCACGAGAGCGTATTCTATCAATCAGGCGCATTACAAGTATACGACCTACGTTGTGAATTAATCGAAGCATCAGGTCAAAGATTCGACACGGGTATTCCTGATATTGATGAATACTTTACACTTAATAATATGGATGTTACAACAGCCTCTAGATCTACTCTTACAGCCGTTTCCAATACATCAAACTCATTCGCTGATAACCTATTCATTGAACAGGCTGCAGACGATATTCTAGACTTCTCTGAAACAGACCCGTTCAGTGAAGTACTTGATATTCAGGATTCATAACAATGGCAATAGCAAATTACTTCTATAATCAAACAACAAGAAAATATGTTGCCCTGTTTGGTACACTCTTTAATCAGTTAAAGATTAAACGAACAACCAATGATGGAACCGTATCACAAGATATTATTGTACCTCTTTCCTATGCTCCATTCCAGAAAGTGTTGGCAAGGGTGCAGCAGGATGCAAACCTTCTTAATAGTAGAAGAGCTGCGATTCAATTGCCTCGTATGTCTTTTGAAATTACAAACATGTTCTACGATCCTGCTCGTAAGATAAGCACTACAAGAAAAGTCTATACGACAACTGCAGAAGATAATGAAGATAATAGAAACATTCTTTATTCTCCAGTTCCATATAACTTAGACTTCTCTTTGTATATTATGACAAAGTATTCAGAAGACGCCACAAAGCTTCTTGAGCAAATTATTCCATTCTTTACACCAGATTGGACCGTAACTGCAAGAATGATGGATGATATTGATCCAATTGATATTCCTGTCGTTCTAAATGGCATTACAGTAGAAGAACTATATGAAGGTGACTTTGAAACCCGTCAATCTGTTCTTCATACTCTTTCTTTTACTCTTAAAGGTTGGTACTTTGGGCCAATCAAAGAGAAGAAAGTTATTAAATTTGTTGAAGCTAATCTATCTTCTGATACTGCTACAAATGCAGCGTTCCAAGAACAAGTGCAAGTATATCCAGGCTTGAGTCCTGACGGAAATCCAGTTACACAACCAGTGGCTACTGCTAGCGCTATTGCATCAATTGCAAACGGAGGAGTTTCTAGCGTTTCAGTTGTAAGTGATGGTGAAGGCTATGATGCTAATAATGTTCCGGGAGTTACAATCACACCTCCTTCTATCGTAACGGCAACGGCGGCCGCAACGGTTGTAAACGAGCTTATTACTTCTATTGACTTGACTAATGCTGGTGGATATTATTCAACAGTTCCAAATGTTTCCATTTCAAATCCAGACGGACCTGCTCAACTACCAGCAGCTACTGCTAACGTAATTGCTGGCGTGGTTGATTCAATTACACTTACCGAAGGCGGTAGATATTATTCTTTGCCTCCAACGGTTACTATTGCTCCACCGCCATCAATTGCACCTGTATTTAAGTTTGGAGATGACGCTCTTTTTCATTCGGGAAATCCTAATACAACTACAATACTTGGGAATCCAAGCGCAGACATAGATACTGGGCCAGATGACGGTTATGCTCTTGAGCTTTGGTTCTATCCATTCAACGCAATTGGGAACAGAGTCATTCTATGGAGTGACAGGTGGAAGTTATGGTATAATTCATCTGCAGTAATTTACTCATTTGGGCCAAATAATATTTCATTAAACGAATCTTTAAATCTAAATCAATGGAATCATATTCGTATTGAGCATGTTAACGTTTCAGCAAGAATTACAGTAAATGGAAATGTAAGTAATCTACAGAGTCCGGGCGGTGGTGCTGTTAATAGAACTTACCAAGTAATCAGAGCAGGAGCAGATCCAGTTCCTTCAAGTTCTATTGCACAAACAAACGTAAATGATAGTTTTTACGGGGCTATAGATAATGTTACTTTTAATGCCATTACAGAAATTACTGCAAATACTACTATACCAACTGTTGCTTCTACAGGTAGCTTTGCAGAGTACAATTTTGATAAAGATATCGCAACAGCAAATGCTACTGTAACAGACGGTGAAGTTACTGCAATTAACCTCATAAACGGCGGTTCAAATTATAATTCTGCTCCTGCCATATCATTCAGTGCAGCAACAGGAAACCCAAGTGACTATTCTGCTAGCGCAACTGCTACGATTAACAATGGTTTGGTTGACAGCATAATTGTTACTGATCCTGGTAAGTTTTATGTGGATCCAGTAATTACTATAGATCCTCCAACATCTAATACTGCTACAGCGACTGCTGCTGTCGATGTTAACGGAAATATAAGTAGTATTACAATAACAAATGCTGGTAAGGGTTACCTTACTGTTCCATCAGTTACGGTTGACGCTCCAGCAAACAACACTATTTGGTATCAAGATATTGAAGAAGACGACGACTGGGGTGTCATTAGTGTAGTGGTTGATTATGAGGAATAAAGAATGTCAGATGATAGAATTGCTCAAAGCCTAGGGTTAACTCCTCTAAAAGAAATTAAAGAGGAAGAAATCACCGCTCCTGCGATAATCGAAGAACCAGCACCTCCTGCGATTGTTAGTGAGGGCGATGACGAGAACCTTCGTGATCTAGAGCAAGTACGTCAAAACATTCAAGGTGTTATGGCAACGGGTGAAGAAGCAATGAGAGAGATGCTTGAGATTGCAAAACAATCAGAACAGCCAAGAGCATTCGAAGTTGTTTCTACATTAATGAAAACTATGCTAGACGCTAACAAAGATTTTGCAGATATTTCAACTAAGAAGAAGTTCGCAAAAGAAGAATTAGATGCACCTAAGCAGCAAGAAACAAACATTACAAATAACAATCTAATAGTATCAACGGCAGATCTTCTAAAAATGATTAAAGGCGATAACGATGTTTGAGATGATGAAGGGTTACCTAGGTAACACTAATCTAAAACGGGTTGGAGAACAAATTGAGTGGACACCCGATCTTCTCAAAGAGTATATGAAGTGTGCAGATGATCCTATCTACTTTGCAAGAGAATACATTAAGATTGTTCACGTTGATAAAGGATTAGTTCCTTTTGAAATGTATGACTATCAAAAAAAGATTGCAGACAAGATCTTTAACAATCGTAGAGTTGCAGTTCTTACAGCCCGCCAGTCTGGTAAAACAACAACAGCTGTTGCTGTTATCCTTCATTACATATTGTTTAATGAATACAAGACTGTAGCCATCCTTGCAAACAAAGGAGATGCCTCCAGAGAGGTTATGGCGAGAGTTAAGTTAGCTTATGAAGCCTTACCTAAGTGGCTGCAGCAAGGGATAGAAGAGTGGAATAAGGGTAATATTGCATTAGAAAACGGGTGCCAGGTACTTGCTGGTACTACATCTTCTAGCGCAATTCGTGGTAAATCTGTTAACTTCCTATATCTAGATGAGGTTGCGTTCATCGAGGGTTACGATGAATTTTTTGCTTCAGTGTACCCAACAATTTCATCTGGTGAATCCACTAAGCTTCTGATGACCTCTACACCCAATGGTTTGAACCACTTTTGGAAAACATGTAAAGGTGCAGAAGAAGGCACAAACGGATATGAATTCGTTAAAGTAATGTGGTATGATGTACCAGGACGAGATGAAAAATGGCGCAAAGAAACTATTGAATCTCTTGATCATGATGAAGAAAAATTCAATCAAGAATATTGCTGTGAATTCTTAGGTTCTTCTGGTACTTTGATCTCAGGATCTAAACTTAAAGAGCTGTTTCCAGAGCAGCCTATTATGAAGAGCGAGGGATTCATACAATACAAAAGGCCTGAAGAAGGTAGAAACTATGTTATCACTGCTGACGTTGCAAGAGGAAAAGGGCTAGACTATTCTACATTTAATGTTATAGATACTACAGAAATGCCTTATCAACAAGTAGGCGTCTTTAGAGATAACTTAATTGGACCGATTGATTATGCTTCGGTCTTGTTTAGAATTGGTAAGCTTTATAATGAAGCTGCAATTCTAATTGAAATAAATGACATCGGAGAACAAGTGTCTGATGTCCTCTTACTTGATTACGGATATGAGAATTTGCTTTATACCGCAAATAATGGAAGAAGCGGAAAAGTTCTAACTGGGGGATTCGGTAAACGGGTCGATAATGGAATTAGAACTACAAAACTTGTAAAAGGAACAGGTTGTTCAATGGTCAAGATGCTGATCGAACAAAACCAACTTATTATTAGAGATTATGATACCATTCAAGAATTGAACCGTTTTTCTAAGAAAGCTAATACATTCCAAGCAGAGCCTGGATTTCACGACGACCTCGTTATGAATCTAGTTATTTTTGCATGGATGACCGAACAGCCTTATTTCAAAGACTTAACGGACATAAATACTTTAATCAAACTTAGAGAAAAAACAGACGAGCAAATTGAAGAAGAAATGTTACCGTTTGGATTTGTTGATGATGGTGATAGCACACCAGGTTTGTGGGATGACGACGGCCTCAGATTATGAGCTCTTAATCAAATAGTCATTTTTATAAATAGAAACAGTGATATACGAAAAAACAAAAACGCGTTTCTAAATACATAAAGGAGAAAAATATGGCTTTTTCCGTAAGTCCTTCCGTTATTGTTCGCGAAGTGGATGCGAGTGCGGCGGTACCAGCCATCGCAACACCACCTGCGGCAATTACTGGAGTCTTCCAATGGGGCCCAGTAAACGACCCAATTCTAATTACAACAGAAGATGAACTAGTAGACCGCTTTGGAGCGCCTACTGACGATAACTATGAAACATGGTTTGCTGCTGCAGACTTTCTTTCATATTCAAATGCATTGTTTGTTGTTCGTGCAGATAATGGTTCAACTAAAGCGGATCACACAAAAATAGTTCTCGACGGTAACAATGACGTTATCGTAGATCAAACAAATTACGGTGCATTTCAAGCTGCCTATGTTGGTGAGCGAGGTAACAACCTAGAAGTTGCATACGTCAGCGCAACTGGATATGAAACAGATATTGCAGATGTGGGTGATATTACAGCAAACAGACCTTCAAATACACAAATCGCTCAAGAGTTTAGCTTTAACTCTAATAGTGTTGTGATTGAGGTTGCAAACACTGATCAGATCACTGCTATTGCGGCCGGTGATGTTCTTACAGTGGGTAATGCTTCTGTAGGTTATGCAGAAATGAAAGTTGCTACATTCACAGAAGAAGCAATCACAAATGCAGGTGCAAACACCGACCCAGCTGCTACAGATGATGATTTTGTAGAATACTATCGATACACAATTACATTTAGCAACAGATATCCACTTGCTGAAGAAAACCTTAACAAGGTAAGCTTTGTTAAAAAGTGGAAGCACGCAAACCTATTTGGTAAAGCTCCTGATACAGGTAATATACACATTGCAGTAATGGATGCGGGTGGCGGAATTACAGGAACTGCTGGTACAGTTCTTGAAAGATTTGAAAACGTTTCAACATCAACAAGCGCTACACTTCCACAGGGTACATCAAACTACTACAAAACAGTTATCGACAACTTCTCAAAGTGGGTAGATGTTGCTAACACTGCTGTAATTGGAACAGCAAGCACTAGCATTGCTAAATATGAAAGACTAGGTCAAACTGCAACCGGTACTGTAGGTACAGATGCACAGACAGAGTCAACTGCTTCATTGGCTGCATATGGTTTTGCAGTAGATACTCTTAAGAATGCAAACGAGATTGACATCAGCTCAGTAATCGTAGGTAAGAGCGATGACTCTGCACAAAGAGCAAACTACATTCTGTCAAACGTTGTAGAAACTAGAAAAGACTGCGTGATGTACGTATCTCCTTCTAAAGAAGCAGTGGTTGATGAACTTAAAACAAATACTAAGCTTACAAACGTAATTGCACACAGAAACAAGATTCAAAACAGCTCATACGCATTTATGGATTCTGGTTATAAATATCGTTACGATAAGTATAATGACGTATATCGTTATACACCACTTTGTGGCGATATGGCAGGTCTAGCATCTCGTGTAGAAACTTGGGAATCACCTGCGGGCTTCCGCAAAGGTTTGATTAAGAATGTTATTAAACTAGCATTTAACCCAAGCAAACCACAAAGAGATCAGCTTTACTCAGCAGACATCAACCCAGTAATGGCTCAGGCTGGTTCAGGCATTATGCTCTTCGGAGATAAAACAATGCTTGGTCAAGCATCAGCATTCGATCGTATCAACGTACGTCGTCTATTTATTGCGGTTGAGAAGTCTATTGCTACTGCAGCTGAAAGCTTCTTGTTCGAACTAAATGATGAGTTTACGCAAACTCAGTTTAGAAATATTGTCGATCCATTCTTACGTGACATCCAAGGGCGTAGAGGTATTATCGACTTTAGAGTTATTTCTGACTCGAGAGTGAACACTCCTGAAGTGATTGACCAAAACAAATTCCGCGCAAGCATCTTCATCAAACCAGCGCGTTCTATCAATGTTATCGAACTAACATTTGTAGCAACAAGAACAGGTGTCGAGTTTGATGAGATTGTTGGTCAGTTAACGTAATAAATAGATTTAAAAAGGAGAAAAGATAATGGCATTCAATATCAACCAGTTCAAATCAGAACTCGTCGGTGGCGGTGCACGTCCTACGCTTTTCCAATGCCAAATCACTAACCCGATTTCTCCAGCAGCAGATATTAAAGTACCATTCATGGTACGAGCTGCTGGGATTCCGGAATCAGTTGTAGGCCAATTTGTCGTACCATACTTTGGACGCCAAGTTAAATACGCAGGTGATAGAGTATTCGCGGATTGGACAGTCACGGTCATTAACGATGAAGACTTTGCTATCAGAAACGCAATGGAAGCTTGGTCTAACGCAATCAACTCGCACGATTCAAATACTAGGGCATTGCCACAGGACTACAAATCAACTGGACAGATTACTCAGTTCAGTAAAGACGGTAGCCCTCTACGTACTTATATCTTCGAAGGCATGTATCCAATTACAATTGATGGTATCGCGATGGATTGGCAGCAAACTGACTCAATCGAAGAATTTAATGTTACATTCCAGTATGATTTGTGGAGAGTTGAAGGCAATACCGGCATCCCCACTACTTAATTTATATAATGAAGGAATAACCTTGTGAAGATATTTGGCTTTGAAATCAAAAGAGAAGGCGAAGAGGACGACGTAAAGCAACCCGTCTCCTTCGCCGAACCTATTAACACCGACGGTGCGATTACCGTCGGCAATGCTATGGGCGGGTTCTATAGCACACTTCTTGATATGGAAGGTGCTGCTAAAAGTGAATCAGAACTCATAACAAGATATAGAAATGTCGCAGCACAACCTGAGCTTGCTCAAGCAGTTGATGAGATTGTAAACGAAGCAATTGCGGTTGATACTGACGATGATGTCGTTCAAATTGTTCTTGACGATACAGACCTACCTGATAAAGTAAAAGATAGACTTATCGAGCAATTTGAAGAGATCCTTACTCTTTTCGATTTCAGTGCTAACTCTTACGACATTTTCCAAAGATTTTATGTCGATGGTAGACTAAACTATCATGTTATCATCGATAAAGAAAATTTAAAAGATGGAATTCAAGAGCTACGCTATGTAGATCCTCGCAAACTAAAGCTTATCAGAGAAGTTGATAAGAAAGGTAAAGACGAGCACTCTGGTATTCCTGTTAAGAAAGTAAAGAACGAGTACTATATGTACTCAGAAAATGGCTTTACTTCAGAAGCAAATGCACCTAATGGTTCCGGTACTCAAGGCTACAAAATCTCAAAAGATTCTATTGCAAGAGTTACTTCCGGACTAATGAATGAAAACAATTCGCTTGTTCTTTCACACCTGCATACTGCTATTAAGCCTCTTAACCAGCTAAGGATGCTTGAAGATGCGACAATCATTTATACTCTTACGAGAGCTCCTGAAAGACGAATCTTCTATATTGATGTTGGTAACTTACCTAAATCGAAGGCTGAACAATACTTAAGAGATATGATGATCCGCCACAAGAATAAGTTGCAATATAACTCAGCAACTGGTGAGATCAGCGATTCTCGTAAAATGATGACTATGACTGAAGATTTCTGGTTCCCACGTCGTGGTGGCGAAAGATCTACTGAAGTTGATACATTAGCGGGCGGTACTGCTCAAGCACTGAGCACAGATGAGAATCTTCAGTACTTCCAACGTAAGCTTTATAAGGCGTTGAAGGTTCCGCTATCTCGTCTTGAGCCAGAAACAATGTACTCGTTTGGTCGTGTTTCAGAAATTACTCGTGATGAATTGAAATTTTCTAAGTTCGTGAAGCGCTTGAGAGCTCGCTTTGCAACTCTATTTACTCACGTTCTTGAGAAGCAAGTAGTTCTAAAAGGACTTATGACTCCTGAAGAATTTGCTGAGATTAAGAACTTCATTCGTTATGACTTTGTTCAAGACAACTATTTTGAAGAACTAAAACAAGCTGAGATTATTAAAGAGCGTATGGCAACACTTCGCGATGTTGAGGATCATGTGGGTGTTTACTATTCTCGCGAGTGGGTAATTCGTAACGTTCTTATGATGTCTGAAGAAGAAATGAAAGAAATGAAAGAACAGATCGACCAAGAGGCAAAAGAAGCACCTGAAGAAGTACCAGAAGAGCCTCAAGAATCAGTCAAGTCCTCGAATAACATAATTGGATAAATATATTACAAATAAATTAAAACCAGGAGAACAGAAATGAAATCCTTTAAACAGATGATGGCAGAGGTAGCAGAGCCAAAAAGCCCAGAAGAAAAGCGCTTTAAGGACCAGCATGTCATTCAAAAATTCGATCATCCGGCTGCAGAAGATAGCCAATTTACTGGTGAAATCACTGGTAAAACAAAGCAAAAGCGTCTCGCCGACCAAGAAGGTGATGCGGATTATGACCAAGCCTATTCTCAAAGAAAAGATGGCAAGGCCAAGCTTGAATCTGTAGAAGAGGATGTCAAGCAAATTGATGAGATCTCAAAAGCTTTAGCAGGTCGCTATATTAAAAAGGCGCAAATGGATACAGCACATGCTGGTGATCAAATTGCTACAGGAAGTATGGGACAAGCAGGTGCATCTCCTGATGTTAAAAAAGGTTATGAAAAGCAACGCAAAAAAGGTATTGCTAAGCTCATTCGTCGTCGTGTAGGAACAAGAGATGCTGTTGCTAAATTAACAGGAACAGCAAGAGTTCCGGCAAGAGAAGAAGTTGAGCTTTCAGAAAATCCTATGGAAGAAAAGCCAATGATGATGAATGCTCTGCGTACTATGTCACATAATATGCAAGGTATCGCTGCTTATGTTTCTAAGACACCCGATCCAGAAGAGTGGTTCCAAAATAAGCTAGCAGGTGTTGCAAAAGAAATGCAAACACTTTACGGTTATGCGACAGCTGAAACAATGGCTATGGGTGAAGCAAAGACTGACGAAGAACTCAAAGGCGATCAGCACAAACTTGACCATAATAAAAATGGCAAGATCGATGCTCATGATTTCAAAATGCTTAGAAAAAAAAAGCAAAAAACTGAGTCAGTAGAGCTTGAAGAAGCTGTTAAACAAGGAAACATGAAACTGAGAGATGGCTCTTCAGTTAAAGTTTCAAAACAAGATGCAGGTCTTATTAATCAAATGATGAAAGACCTGAACCCTGCAAATCGTCGTAAGATGGAAAAAGTTATGATGACTGATAAAGCAGGATTCGAAGAAATTGTAGGATTTGCGAGGGAAGCTCTTTAATGGCATGGGTAGCCGTAACAAATTCAACCGTTTGGCAGTATGATAATGCTGCTACTGCATCCGATTCGGATACATATAACGATGCAAATGGTACGGTTACTGCAGGTGTTAGAGCTTTCACACCTCCTGGCGGCAACACTCAATATACCTACATTAAGTGTAGGAAAGTGGGTGAAACCACAGTCAGAGGTGAGCTTTCCAAGAACTATTATGACGCCCAGTAGTTTTTTTATAAATAAAACAAGAAGATATAAAGGATATAAAAAGATGAGACTGATTACTGAAGTTACCGAAGAAGCACAAGTTGCCGTCGAGTTGAATGAAGAGACTGGTAAAAAGTCTTACTTCATCGAAGGTATCTTTATGCAAGGTGATATCAAAAACCGTAACGGGCGTATCTATCCTACACAGACTCTTGAAAAAGAGATGGTTCGTTACCAAACAGATTTTATTGACACTAAGCGTGCGCTTGGAGAACTTGGACACCCAGATGGTCCTACAATCAATGGCGATAGAGTATCACATCTTATCACTGAGATGAAAAGAGATGGATCAAACTTTATCGGTAAAGCTAAAGTTCTTGGCACACCAATGGGTAACATTGTAAAAGAATTTATGGATGAAGGCGTAAAAATCGGAGTTTCAACTCGTGGCCTTGGTTCTGTAAAACCAACTAAAGATGGTATTATGGAAGTACAAGACGATTTCCACCTTGCAACTGTAGATATTGTAACTGATCCTTCCGGCCCTAACTGCTTTGTTAACGGCATTATGGAAAATACTGAATATTACTATGATATTGCTTCTGGCCACTGGAGAGTTCAAGAACCAATCGAGCAAGTAATTGAAGAGATCCAGGAAGAAGTAGAAAAACAAGTAAGAAGGGTTGTCCATCGCGTTGACGAATCTACGGCAGCACGACTGTTCGAACGCTTTGTGAATTCACTTAGAAGTTGAGAATTGTATAAATAATACTCATATAGATAATCCAATGAAAAAGAGGAGAGAACATATGTCAAATGAGCTAGACGAAAAGTTCGTTGCCGACCACTCAGGTGGTGAAGGTGTTCCTGCAGCAGAAGTTGCGGACGCAGTCACTGGAGCCGGCGGCGCGGTTAAAAAGAAGAAAGCAGACGTAAAGAAAACTGTCGATGCGTCCGCTGAGAAAATTTCTACACCTACACCAGGTATGAAAGAAGAAACTGAAACTGCAGCTGAATCAGTGGAAGCTGAAGAAGTAGTAGAAGAAGTTATCGAGATTGAAGAATCAATTGAAGCTATCTTCGAAGGCATGGACCTAACTGAAGAATTCAAAAATAAAGTAACTTTGGTGTTCGAAGCGGCTGTTAACGAAGCTGCTACAAAGAAAACTGAAGCGGCAGTTGCTGAGCATGTTGAAAGACTTGAAACAGAAATGAACGAGTCTGTTGAAACTTCAGTAAACAACATTGTTGAAAATCTTGACTCATACCTCGACTACGTAGTAGAAGAGTGGATGAAAGAGAATGAGGTTGCAATCGAAGCTGGTATTAAAGTTGAGATGGCAGAATCATTAATGGCAGGCCTACGTGGATTGTTTGAAGAGCACAACATCGAAGTTGATGACGAAACAATCAATGTCGTTGAAGGCTTGGAAGCAGAAGTTGCTGAAGCAAAAGACTCTGCTAACAAAGCAATCAATGAGAACGTAGAGTTGTCAAAAGAAATCGCTTCTCTCAAAGCAGAGCGCATCTTCGACGAAGTTACTGAGGATCTTACACTCACAGAAAAAGAAAGATTCAAAGTTTTGTCAGAAAAGCTAGATGTTTCTGATATCGAAGAGTACTCAAGCAATCTGTCTACACTTAAGGAATCATTCTTCAAGAAGAAGACTCCGGTTGTAGAAGAAGTTGCTAGCGAAGATGAAGAAGAGATTATCACAGAAGAAACAGAAGTTAAGAAACCAGTTTCTGACTATTCTTCTGTAAATGCTCTAGTTGAGGCTCTTAACGCAAGATCATCAAAATAGTAATGAAACTTTAACTTTTATAAATACATCCAGAGACTTTATTAAAACAAGGAGATAGAAATCGATGGCACAGTCAAACTATCAAGCACTTGTGGAAAAGTGGGGCCCAATCCTTGAGCACGAATCTTTTTCACCTATCAAAGACAACCACAAGAAAGCGGTAACTGCCACTATTCTTGAAAACACAGAGAGAGCATTGCTAGAATCTGGCGACCGTCAGATGGGCATGAGCTCTTTACTAACTGAGGCACCTGCAAACGCCGCAGGCACAGGCGGCTTCGGTGCGGATTCAACACCAGGTGGTCCAACAGCTGGTTATGATCCGGTACTGATTTCACTTGTACGTCGCGCAATGCCAAACTTGATCGCGTACGACATTGCTGGCGTTCAGCCAATGACAGGACCAACAGGTCTTATCTTTGCAATGCGTTCACGTCAGACATCACAAGCTGGTGCTGAAACATTCTACAATGAAGCAGACACTACATTCTCAGGTACAGGTACACAAACAGGTACTATCCCAGCAACTGATTCTGCTAACACTTCGTTGTTCGAAACAGGCGCAGGTATGGCAACTACAGCTGCTGAAGCTCTAGGCGACGGTGGCGGTACAAACTTCGCAGAGATGGCGTTCTCAATCGAGAAAGTATCAGTAACTGCGAAATCAAGAGCGCTAAAAGCTGAGTACACAACTGAATTGGCACAAGACTTGAAAGCAGTTCACGGTCTTGACGCTGAAACAGAATTGGCGAACATTCTACAGTCTGAGATCCTCGTGGAAATCAACCGTGAATTGGTTCGTACAATTTACGCAACAGCTAAAACAGGCGCGGTGGGCACAGCTGCTACTGGTGTATTCGATCTTGACGTCGATGCAAATGGTCGTTGGTCAGTTGAGAAATTCAAAGGGCTTATGTTCCAAATCGAACAAGAAGCGAATGCTATCGCAAAAGGTACACGTCGCGGTAAAGGTAACATGGTTATCTGTTCTTCAGACGTTGCTTCAGCATTGCAGATGGCCGGTGTTCTTGACTACACACCAGCGATTGCAGGTAACTCACTAGAAGTAGACGACACAGGAAACACTTTCGCAGGTGTTCTTAATGGCCGTTACAGAGTGTACATTGACCCATATGCAGGCAGCAACTATATGGTTGTTGGTTACAAAGGTTCAAGCGCATTCGACGCAGGCTTGTTCTACTGCCCATACGTTCCACTACAGATGGTACGTGCAGTTGGTGAGAACAGCTTCCAGCCAAAAATCGGGTTCAAAACTCGCTACGGCATGGTTGCAAACCCATTCGCACAAGGTATAACTAAAGGCTTGGGTGCTCTTACAGCCCAATCAAACGAGTACTACCGTGCAGTACGAGTCACAAACTTGTTCTAATAAAAAGAAGTCGGGTCAACCGAACGAAACTGGGGAGCTTTTTAGCTCCCCTTTTTTATTCCATTTCTAATTCGTGTTCAATAAACTCTGCTTCTACTTTGCAGTTAGGATATTTACGGTCAAGATAGCGAAGTTCTTCTGAAGTTGCATAACCAGAATATTCTTCTCCTTTATGAACAACAACTCCAGCTTCGTTAGTAACTGTAATTTTGTAAAATCTTTTCCACATTGTGTTGCCCTCTTTTGTTTAACTTATAATAATATTATACATATAGTGCGAGTGCAGCCACCATCCGCAATGATATGGCCAGAAAGACCGTGAGCAGCATCAGCGCACTCAATAACAGCGGAAAGCTGAGGGTAACCAACACCAGTTTGGATCCGTGT